GGTAAAGCACCTGTTAAGTCTGCTGCATCTAATGTAATAGTACCAGCGCTTCCTGATGCTAGGTCTAATGTAGTTCCTGAACCGATTGTTATCTTATTACTACTTGTAAGATCTGATAGTAGAGTTCCTACTGTTATTGTTCCTGCCATATTACACCACCGTCCAACTACCTAAAACCGTTACAATATATGTATCTGCTACCGTAATAGGTCCCCCAGATACACCGTTTGTAGTAGCAGGAATAGTTATATTCTCACTAATAGTTTGATTATTTGTTTTAATAACATGACCAGCACCTAGTCCTGTGGAATAAGCAAGACCATCTGATGCTAATCCTGTGATATTTCCATCTCCGTTAATTACTACTGACATCAGATAACCTCCTTCCAATTAGTCGTTGCTTCATCCCACCTATATTCTTTTCCATCATCTACAATATCTACTGGAGCATTCCACCCACAAGTAGTCTCGTTAAAAACCCAACTAGTAAAAGGTTGGGGTGCTATAAAAACATCTTTTATTGAATCGTATGTAAATCCTATACCAGCATAATTTTTTCTTATTGAGCCAGTGTAAGATGTCTGCACCCAAAAGCCTGTTAGTGTGTCAATAAAGTCTTGTTCTGCAACAATAACTTCTGTGACAATATCGTTTTCTATTTTTGCGTAGTGTGACATATTAACTCCTATTGAAACTTGTATCTTAAAATCACAATGCCAGAACCGCCAGCTGCACCATTTGGACCAGAGGAAACTTGGTTATAACAACCACCTCCGCCGCCTGAGCCTGTATTAGTTGTACCAGCCACTGCATTTAAATTTGCAGTATAACCGCCAGCACCATTACCACCACCGCCAGCTCCACCTCGACCTGTAACAGTACCAGTAGAGAAGTTATTTCCTCCTGCTCCACCCCCAGCTCTTGTTATTGCTGTACCAGTTATAGAAGAAGATTTACCGTCTGCTCCATGAGCGCCTTGATAGCCCCCACTCTCAGCTCCTCTATATTGAGCACCACCGCCACCGCAGCCACCTTGACTGTACTGATTAAATCCACCACCTGCCCATCCTTGACCTGATGTTCCAGCACCGCCAACTGCTTGTCTGCCGCCTCCTCCACCAGAACCGCCAGAACCTCCGTTATTATTTTCAGTATTTCCCCGGCCACCGCCAATAGATGTAATTGTGCTAAATATAGAGCCGCCACCTGGGGTACCGGCATTATTTCCAGTACCACCAGCACCACCAGCACCTATACTGACTGAGTATGCAGTAGCAGTAACAGTGAAATCTGTGGCTGTTCTGTAACCGCCAGCACCACCGCCACCACCATAACTATAACTAGCACCACCGCCACCGCCGCCAATAACTAAATATTCAACAACATCTGGGGCTGAGGTCACTGTAAATGTACCACTAGATGTAAAAGTGTGAACTTTGTAATCACCATCAGTTGTAACTGTACCACCTGTAGCAGTACCAACTCCTAGACCGGTGATTAACTGCCAACCTGTGCCATTCCATTTAAAATTAGTACCCCCGTAAATATGAACGTCATTTACTGAGGGGGATGTAGGAAAAGCGGCCATCAGATTTGTAACCAAAGGTCAGATGTACCATCATTAGTACGCATATATAATTTCTCGTTTGTTGTATCATGCCACTTATCTCCTACAGAGGGAGAAGAAGGAGCTGTTCCTGATGAAGTATGAGAAGGACCTGCAGAAATACCTGTTAAAGCGGAGCCATCACCTGTAAAAGATGTAGCAGCTACTGTACCAGTAACATCAATACCTGATGAGGTTGTGGCTAGTTTAGAACTATTATCATAAAATAATTTCACATCAGCATTAGCGATACAATCTATATATTTTTCCCCAGTGGAAGAATCCATAACTAAATTCGTACCACGTAAGTATAAACTTCCAGTACCTACATCACTAATATAACTCGCAGAACCATCGTGATAAATCTGTAAATCATCACTTGTGCCGAGCTGAATCTTAACATTATCATTCAAGGTGAAACTGCCAGTCATCGTACCACCAGCTTTAGGTAATGCAGCACCAGCAGTTGTAGTTGTTGAAGTTAGAGTTGAATCTCTTGATGCTATATCTACACCATCTACTGTACCTGATACAACTACATTACCAGTAACATCAATACCTGTTGAGGTTGTGGCTAGTTTTTGTGAGTTGTCGTGGTAAAGTCTTACATCACTGTTATTATTACAGTCTATGTACTTTTCCCCTGAGTCATTTCTTAGTATTAAACTCGCAGCATCAATATATAAGTTACCTGTACCAACATCCTTAATAAGACTGTTACTACCATCGTGATAAATCTGTAAATCATTACTATCACCAAACTGTGCTTTGACGTTGTCTCTTAAAGATAGGTCGCCAATTAATATGCCACCTGCTAGAGGTAGTTTGGTGCTGTCTGTGTGTACTAGACCAGTTAGAGCAGACCCATCAAGAGCCGGTAAAGCACCCGATAACTTAGTAGAATCTAAAGAGCTTCCTTCATTTAATAAAGTGCCTGAAGAGTCTGGTAAGGTGCTAGTTCTGTCAGTACCCGTATTAGGAGCCTGTATGGTTAATATCCCATCTCCACTAGCATTACCTTGAATTATAATTTTTGCCATTTTTTAGTCTCCTAAGGGGCTGTACCTAATAGTGTACCGTTGGAAGAGAAAGATACTGTAGCGCCATTTAGCGCTTGTACATAGTACCCAGCAGCTCCCGCATCATGAGGGGCCCCGTAAGTGCCCCCAGCTTCACCCCAGCCTCCACCAGACTGTCCACCATTACCTCCGTGAGAGCCGCCAGCTCCGCCAGAAGAGCCTCGGGCGTACCCTTCGCCATTTCCTCCATACTTACATAACCCGTAGGAGCCTCCATTACTATTACCGCCACCGCCACCTCCGGCACCATAAATAGTACCAGAGCCATTGTCTACAGTTACTGTATAGGCGCCATCTAATGTTATACCATTTCCTCCATGGCCACCCTTTCTCCAGTCACAATAACCTTCGGCACCTCTACCAGATCCGCCTTTTATAGTACCTGTATTTATAATATTAAATACAGTATTAGCGTCAAATGAAGCTATCGTAATAGCAGAGGGAGCTTTATATCTAGGGTTGTCAGCATTACTGCCTCCAAAAGTACCACTAAAGGTTACATTAATAGTAGACATTATCTCTATACTATTAGCATCCATATATGTCTTTAAGTCAAAGTCAACATTAGTACCTGTGACAGTAAATTCAGCGGCATTGGATTTACCTCTACCATGGAAAGCTATTTTCATCTCCCCCGATGCCTGCTTAAATAGTCCTCTTACCGCAGCACTATTCATACTGATCTCATCTGTTCTATTATTACCTAGTTCTACATTAACATCACCTAAAGAAATAGCCCCAGAAGTTTGTAAACCCATTATTTTTTCTCCAATATCTCAATCTTATCAGAAAGTTCCTTAATTGCTTCAATTAAAAGTGCATGTAAAGCATCATACTGTACAGTCTTATATTTAGTAGTTTCATCACCAGTTTGTAGAGGTAGTGCTTTTTCTTTAACAGCTTGAGGAAGTACTTTTTCTACTTCTTGAGCTATAACACCTGCAGAACGTTGTCCTGATGATTTTATAGTAAACTCAACACCACGAATATCTTTAATTTTATCCAGTGCATTAGTTACTGTAGTAATACCTGTTTTTAAACGTTCATCGGAAGGAATAGTAGTAGAGTACGCTATAATATCACCGTCAGCATGGAAATCGCCATTATTTGCAATTCTGGCTCTGTGGGCAGAATTACAATGAAAATCAATAACAGAATTATCAAGATAAATATAATCACCATCATCATATCTAAACTTACCTGTGCTTGATGTAACTGTACCAGTAACATCAAGACCGATACTTGTAGTTTCAGCTTTTAAAGCATTATTGTAATATAACAATGTTTGACCAGCAAGTGGATTAATTATTAAATTACCTGTGGTGTTTTTTATATATGAATTACTACCATTATGATAAATCTGTAAGTCATCACCTGTACCTAACTGAATCTTAACATTATCATTCAAGGTGAAGCTACCAGTCATCGTGCCACCTGCTAGAGGTAACTTAGTTGCGTCTGTTGGAGAGCCCCAAGAACCATTATACTGTAAGAACTGACCACTTGTACCAGCAGAAGGGACTAAACCTGAATTACCTTCTGGAATAGTTACCGCGCCGGTACTACCATTAACACTAAGTACCAAATCCGTAGGGGTTGCTAACAAAGTGAAATCTGCTATTGTACCAGCAGAACCACTATTTTTTACATAACTCTTATTCTCATCTGATCTAATTACTACATCGCCTTCCTGAGTAGTTAAAGCTAACTGAGCTGCCTCATTTGCAGCAGTCTGAACTGTTGTAAGTGCTATAGCTCCTATAACAGAATTGGCTAATTTGCCGCTTCCATCCAATATAGGAATATTGCCCGAGCCTGTGCCTGTATTTTTAGTAGCCACAGTACCTAGACCTGCACGAGGCAGGGTTAAATTAATGTTACCGCTCCCATCCTCTGCATTTACTGTAATTGAGCCGGAGCTACTGTTTATTTGAATTGGCATAATTTCTCCTTAAAGTTGTTTACCTGATTGGTATGTATTCTTAACTACTAAATTACTAGAAGTTGGAATTGTTAAAGTAATAGTATCTGTTATTATAGTGCTGCTTCCAGTAGTATATTCAGTATTTGTATCTAAAGTAGTGTTAGCGTTTATAGTTTTACTAACCCACCCTCCTAAATTAATAGTAGGATCTAACTTTGATTCAGTAATAGTACCATTTAAAATATGGGATGCTGTTACTGCATCATCTGCGATCTCTGAACTACCAACTGCATTATCTGCTATCTCTGTAGAAGTAATAGCATTAGCTGCTATCTCTGAGGTACCTACTCCACCTGTAGAAATAGACACACCATCATCAGTATAATCATCGTCATCGTCGAATATATCTTCTGCTCTCTTAAATGCAGAATATCCATGTAGTGCCGAAAAAACTAACCATTTAGCAACTGTAGGATTAAAATCAGCGTGATCAGGATCTAATGTAGTATCTGGAGCAGGGTCATGTATCTCTTGCTTGAACTTAACTTTCAGTGCCGTTTCATTATCAAATGCCTTACCAACCCCGATCAAAACATCAAACATCTTTTTAGGGGTCTTGCCTTTTTTACGCTTCCTAAATGATGGCTTGCCGCCTTTTATTGATACTTTATGATTATCACCAACCCATAGACTATTGCTAGATACGTATAAATCTCTTATTTTCTTTTCTGATGAACCTATGTCATAAGCAGCGTCAGTATCGGGTACAATACCGCCTCTCATAATACCAGAGGTAAAGTCAATGTCACCAACGACTAAATTAATACCAGTAGCTAACTTATCTGCTGTAATGGTGCCGTTTAAAATATCTGCGGCTACAACAGTACCATCTAGTATTTTTGCGGAAGTGACCGCATCATCTAATATATCATCTGATTCTACTGAACCAGTAGATACTGATATAGGTTGGGATGAGCCTATATAGCCAGCCATTACGGTGTAATCTCCATTATAGATATGTGAGCATCTAAAGAAGATGCCGTATCACTCTTAACTTTAATTATATCCCCGACTTGTAGTACTATTTTACCATCAATAAAAGATAGTGCAGTACCTGAAGGTATAGGAGTATCTTCTCCTATTAGATTAATAATAACACTACTAGAATCTGTTACAGTAACAGTAGCAGCAATTGTAGAAGTTCCTACATTTGATACTACCCCTCCAATCATAACAGTTGCTGTTACGGGAGATGTTACAGTATATACAGTTTCAAATGTTGTACCTACCGAGTTTTTTGTGTGTCTTTTAAATGTATTTGCCATAAGTTATCCTAATGCGATTGCCATTGATATAGCTAAATCTTCTGCTATAGTTACAGTTACGTGGGTGCTAGTTTTATTTTCCCATTTTGTTGTGGCACTATTATACGTTAAAACCTGATCATTCGCCAGGCTGCTTATACTAGTATCATCTTGGGAGGAAATAGTCCTTGTAGTTAATTCTAAAATATTGCTAGAAGTATCACGGACATAGATTTTTTTGTCTACTAAGTTGACAGCGATCTCCCCTGCATCGAGGTTAGCTGTAGTAGGAACGTTTCCTGCGGACGCAGAACGTTTAGGTTTGATTTTTAAGGCCATAAGGCTCTCCTTTATTACTTGCTATATAGCTGGAGCTCTGAAAGGGCTATATAGCCCCCATTTGAGAATATTTTTTTTATTTATGGTCTAAATTATACCAAAGTTTGACAAGGTTGTCAAGGTATAAATTTAGTAGGTACCACCGTCTAAAGTATTAGTCCATTCTGGTGCTGTTGCACCACTATTCATTATCATTATTTGTCCAGCTGTACCTTTGTCAAGCTTAGAAATGGTAGTAGAACCAGATGCATACATCATCTGTCCTGCCGTGAAGCTAGAAATGCCTGTACCACCAAAGCCTACACCAACTGTAGAGCCTGCCCAAGTACCAGAAGCAATTGTACCTACAGAAGTAAGACTAGATCCAACTACTGCAGAACCTAATGCTGTTGCTGTTAAGGTAGATACATTATTGACTTTGAATACTTTTCCAGTAGGAACGTTAACATCTTGGTTTAAAGTCCAGTTATCAGTAGCATTATCCCAAACAATAGATTTATCAGTAGTACCCTTAAGAGTAATACCACCACCATCTGCAGTTGCGTCTGTTGGACTAGCTGTAGAGCCTAATTCAATATTCTTGTCATCTACAGTTACTGTAGTTGAATTGATTGCAGTTAAAGTACCATCTACTGTTAAGTTTCCGGTTACATCTAAGTTTCCACCTACTGTAGCAGCTCCTGCTACGGCTAAACTTGTTAGCGTACCTACTGAAGTAATATTGGCCTGCGCTGCAGTTATTACAGTTCCTGTTAAGTCACCAGCTACATCACCAGTTAAATCACCAGTTACATTACCCACTACATTACCAAGTACATTACCAGTTAAAGCAGCTGTAATAGTTCCTGCTGCAAAGTTACCACTTCCGTCTCTTGAAACAATAGTACTATTTCCAGCAGCTGCTGTAGCATTTGATGTTACAGTAAATGTTCCACCTTCAGCACTTAAAGCCCCAGATAAACCTACACCTGCAACAGCAGCGGCACCTACAAAAGTACCGGTAGTATCAGTACCTAAAGCTACTGAGTTTGCTTGAATAGTTGATACACCTGCTGCATTAATTAATACATCTCCAGACATTGCAACTGATTGCCAAGCTGTACCATCTGCTACTAAGAATCTTCCTGATGTAACAGTATCTGATCCGACATTGTCCATCTCAGAAAGACTATTAGCACCAAGATATTTAGCTGCAATTTTCTTAAATGCAGTTGCTGAATTGTCGTAAATTAGTACATAGTCATTATCTCCATCAGGATTAGCTGCTAAAGCGGTTTGACCTGTGATAACATCTGTGTGTACCATTGCTTTCTGTACTGCATTCGCCTGAATAGTAGCATTAAGAGTTGCACTTGCTAAATTAGTGAATGTAGCCGTACCACCTAGGTCTCCACTAAGAGTGACTGCTGGGCTAATATTAGGACTTAACGTCATAGCAGCATTACCTAAGTTAGTTAGAGTAAAGCTACCTGTCATTCCACCAGTAACAGTTACTGTAGGATCACTAACATTTAAGTCTAATGAGTTATCTGCATCGTCATAAGTGACTGATATACCACTCTGGGTACCAGCACTGAACATAGCACTAACTGCATCTGAAATGCCCTCTGTACCGCCAATAGTATGAATACCACTGCCGGATTTACCGATATATAATTCTTTCTTATATTCATTATAGGCTAATTCGCCTTCGGATAGTGTTGGTGCTCCAGAACTCGAGTTCAGAGCTCTTTTGATTTTTATTGTGTTTGCCATTTAAAAGTAACCTCCATTTAAAGTTACATCAGTATACTCTGAAGTATCTGAACTTTCCGATAGTTGTGCATCTAGGGTTATTTCTTCCCAGGTTGTATTTCTATAAACCATTAGTTTATTATCGGTTGTGTTATACCATAAATCTCCTTCTTGAAGATTTACATCTGATACAGCCGGAGCTGCTGATTGTACGAATTTTTGATCCGCGATTTGATGCAGGGCATCCTGCACGTTTGAAGCTGTTATAGAGGGGATAGAGCTGGGGTCAAAACTTACTGCATTGGCCGCGTTTCCTATAGTAGTACTTGTTGTTACTACAATAGCTCCTGTCTCCTCTACTGTGACTGTTATATTAGACATTATACGGTTACCTCAGGGGAAATAGTTACACTTCCTTGAAGAAGCCTAATAACTACTCCCGTACTCGATTCCATCTCGCAGTCCCATACATAAGTAGTTGCAGGATCTAATCCTGCACACTGAGCTGCAGATAATGATAGCTTAAATCTACCACTTGCTGCTACTAATATAGAGGCTGTAAAAGATACTGGATTATCATCATAATAAGACTTAGCAAGCATAGCTCTAAATGAGTACCCAGTTAAGTCCATATCAGTACCCGCCGGCTGGTCTACGCCCAGGGTCAACTCAAAGGTGCCGCCCTGTTCAATAGCTATATTGTGAATACCTGCCGCCATAGATAAAATCCTTAATTAAAAAACCTCGTACATATAGATTTTACT